AGTCACTATAAAAGTCTCCTACATTATTAGATTTACCTGAAACATTTTCTTGTTCAAGTATTGAAGCTAAATCCTCACCATATTCTTCCTTATAATTTTCAAATTCATCTTGGAATATTTCTAAGACTTCATCATAAGTTAGTCTATATTTAACTTTAACAGCTTCACAATCTTCTAAAAACTCAATATTTCTATTACCATAATATTGTACATTAACAGGACTAATAACTTGAAGCATTACTTCATCCCATTGTACATATTTATAAGTAACACATTTGTTTATTTTAATAAAATATTCAAATGCTTTTCTATATTTTCTTTCCAATTCTTGTTTATCAACAATATAATCAATAGCATGTTGACCTTGAATTGTTTTTAAATCAGGTAGACTAGAAGCTTTTTGTTTAATAACTTCAGGATTCATGGGTTCCTGAACTGGTTGTCCAGTTTCGTCTAGCTGACTTGGATCAAAAGCACCACTTTGTACAAGTGCATTAACAAATCTTTGTTGTAAAGATTGATCTATTAATCCTTTTTCATATTCTAATCTTTCATTATCAAAGTTACTATTTCTAGTAAATACTATAGGTTCAAAGTTTCTTTGTTTATATTCAGAAATCCATCGTAAAAACAATGGAGATATAAAGTCAAAATTCCTTAGTTTAGCTGGATATTGCTGATACTTCTTATCTTTTAATCCATAAGGATTAGTTATATAACTATAATCAGTTTCAATCATTCTACCTGAAGCTATTTCAAGAAGTTTTAAATCACTTTCTTTTAAAAAGCTATCAAGTATTGCTGTATTCCAATATTTAAGATTATCAACTTTCCATGATCTATCTTTACCGGATTCAGAAAGTCTTTGTTTTGGTTTCATTGATATAGCATTTGATCGAAAAATTCATCGTAATCGTCATATCTTGTTTGTATCTTTTTATTATTTTCTTCATATTCCTTAATTGTAAACATCTTTACAATTCTACAACTTATCCTATCAGCGTTTCCCCCGTTAAAAGAAATAATTTCTTGAAGTAAACCTCTGTTGTAGCAGAAATGAATATTTAATAAATTACTTACAGTTCCATCATCATTAGTTCTTTTCCCTCTAGGAATAAGAAGATATTCTTGATAATCCTTAAGTCCTTGTAATTTTCTTTTTTCGTCCATGTGAATACCATATTCACGACGCATTTTAGCTTTAGTAGCTAATCTAGGATCATAACCAAGTCCTAATTGTTCATGTAGATAATCTGTAAGAGGTCTACCTAAACTGTCTTTATGGGTTTTAGCATAATGAACTAAACTACCTTTCTGATTATTTTCTATAATAATTTTGGCATTATAATATTCAGCAGTATAAAATAATCGTCTGCAAAAACGATCTTGACCTTCAAATCCTTCAGGTCTACCATCATACCAACAAACTTCCATACCTCCTAGTGATTGAGTAAATGTATTTACATTTTCCTCAACTACAAAACTACCGATAGAAACAGAATCAGGTGCTTCTTCATCTGAATATGGATCAACACTAATTGCATATAGATTATCAGGTACTAACCCATTAATTCTAAATGGAGGTTTTAATAATACAATACACCCTTCTTTATCTCCTGGTTTAACTGGATAAGCTTCATAAGGTTTCATCATTGGATCAACCTTAAACTTAATTCCGTTTTCATCTAAAAAGAAATCACCATAACGACAAATTTCTCTATCTCTATTTGTCATAGTAAGATAGGATAATTGTTGTTTGGCTAAATCAATCGGAAGTCTATTATTACCAGCAGCATTAAAAGCTTCATTAGGTTGATAAGGTTTTTCTGCACAAAAATTTATATAAACTGTAGGATCAGGTGCATTTTTCTTTTCTTCTCTTTCAAAATCTAATTCTTCTTTTGCAGCTTCTTTAAGAGAATTACCATTTTTATCTTTAAAAGTAATGTTTATAAAAGCAGGTGTAAACATTGCACAACCTTTACCTCTATAAGCTTCTTCAAAAGGATTTTTGTATTTAATTATATCATAAGTATGAGGATCATAAAACATTCTTTCAAGTGCTTCATAACCTTCACCAGTTCCACCTCCAGTTCCTCCACCTCGCATTTGACCATAAACAACTCCATATTCATTAACAGATGGAATTGATTTTTGCCAAAGTACATCTACTTTAGGAAAGGAACCAAATTCTTCATAACTAATATTACCTCTTTTACCTCTAAGTTTATCTGTATCTCCATCGACAATAGTACCTGTTACAGCGCTACCAAAACCTGTTATAATTTCAGTACCTCCAACTGATTGTTTAAAACCAGTTGCAAAAGCATTATCTGTTGGACTATTTTTATGATAATTCTTTCTTAAAAACCAAACTTTACCTTGAGTAAAATCTCGTAACTGCATAAACTTGGACATAATACCATCTTTATCTCCAAGATATTCTTTACTATCTGCAACTACAAAATTATTAGATTGTGGAAGTAGATTAATATTATAATTATTATAGTTTCCTAGTTTCCATGAGAAACCAACACCTCTAGGTTTAAGATATAAATGATTTAAACCTCCACTTAGGTTTTCTTCATCAATAACTAATCCTAAATCTATATCATGATATATTCTATGATAAGCTTCAACTCTAGTTTCTAATGGTTGACCAAATTCATTACGCTGCCTTTTAGTTCCCCACCTAGCAACATGACAACCAGTAAAGTATTTATAATCTTCATCCCAAAAATCAGGAAATCCTGCATCACGAATACCTACTTTCTTTCTATGTTTTGTAGTATCTTTAAAAATACCATCATCTTTATAAATTACTCTTTGTATTTGACAAGCATTTAAATAAAAAATGTGTTCACCTGTATAGTAAACACCTCCAATACTTGTACCATTAAGAAATCTATTTCTCCAATAAGTAGCAAACTCTTGAGCACTATAACTCATATCCTCTATTATAGGAAATAGTTCAGGCTCTTTAGGTTTTCTACCTTTATTAAATTCTTCATATAATTCTAAATATTCATCATAATAGGGATACATTCCATGCTTTTGATAATAAATAGCAAGTTCCCTTATATCATTAATATTTGTAAAACTATACATTAATAATCTTCTCCTTCCATTTTATAAAGACCTTTATCAGTTTCACTTGAAGATAATCTTTTCTTACCTTCTTTCTTCTTAGTCTGTTTAATACTATCTTCTAAACTATCAATTAATAAAAATGCTTTTTGTATATCACTTATTGATGTAGTAGCACTTTTAGCAAAAGCTTGTCCTTGTTCAATTGCTTCTTTTCTTTCTTTTAATTCATCAGCAGTTAAATCAAGAACATCTTTAGTATTACTTAATACCGGAAGTAGTTTTCTAAAATATGCTCTAATTTCTTCATGAATAGAAACATAATCATCTAAATTAGTTCTTGCAAGATTAAGTAATTTTTCAAGTTTACTAACAGAATCTTCTTTAAGTTCTGTAATAGCATCTAAAACTAATTGACTAGGAATCCATTTATCAGGTAAACCTACTCTTTCTTTAATTACAGCTTTTCTTTCTTCATCACGATAACCTTCAAAAGCATTATGTTTATTATAAAAGTAAACATAAGCTAGTTCTTTTCTAGCTATATCTTTAACTTTTTCACCTTTAACCATTTTACCTGCATCAGCTTCAATAATAGCTCTAACTGATTTAAGCAGTTTGGCTTCTTTATTTATCTCTGGTAATCCTGAAGGTGTTTCTGTAAAAAGTAAATCTAACCAATTATCCATTATAATCTATAATAAAATACAAATTTCTTACAAGAAAAGATGAATCTCTAAGATTGTATCTTCCCTGTAAGAATAAAAGAAGTTGAAAACTAGTAATTTGTTTCGTACTTCTTAGCTTTCTTATTAAACTTACTATTTTTCCTTTTAGGAATATAACGTTTTGCTGTAAAACAACCAAAGAGTTCTAACTTAAACATTTTAACTTTAGTTGCTATAGTATTTTCTATAATACTATTAAATACACATAGTAAAACCTCCAACACATTGTCGGAGGTTACACCACATTCTTCAGCAGTTTCTTTAATTATTCTTTCTACTTTCGTATGCTTATACCAAACCATAAATTAAATTATTGAATCCCTTGTTTTTATATAATCTTCTTTACTCATGTTAATAGATGCTGCCAATTCTTCTACACTTTTTGGTTTATCATGTACTCCTTCAAGTCCTTTTATCAATTCAGGAATAATCATTCCTCTTTTTTCATCTTTAACAGGAGATTTTTCTTGTAAAAGATTATTTATTTGTTCAAGAGTTAATTTCTTTTCTTCCTTATTAATCTTAATTTGAATATCAAAATCTTGAATAAAAATATATTCAACTCCATCTAATTCAATTACATTAACTCCTTGTCCTTCTCCTAATACAAGTAATACCTGATCTCCTACTTGTAAACTTTGTTTAACTTGTTCACCTCTACCAACAATTGTAAGAGGTACTCCTTTAATTCTAAGCGTTTCTAATTTAATTGGATCTCCATGTGGTTGATTCATCCACCTAGATTCATAAGGAATTTCTAGAATAACATTTAACCCTAAAGCTTGATATTTCATTTTTATTTTTGGTTGTGATTGTTTTGAGATTGTCTTAGTAAATCTAATTTTTTAAAATATTCTTTATTCTTATTGTATTCTACAAAAGCCATTTCATTTATAGATAAATTATCTCCATAACTTTTATATTTTTCCTTATCATAAGGATCAACAATAATTATATTTTTATTCATAATAAGTTACCAATTTAAATCTTCTAATTGTCTTTTCCTAACGTTTAACATTAATTTTATTGGATCAGGCTCAACAAATTTATGAATTTTATGAACTATTGGGGGAGTAGTTAAATTTGGTTGATGTGTAAGGCTCATTCTTCTAATTTTAAATCCATATTGCTCTATCATCCAAGCATACATATTTAATTGAATCATATATATGTTTAACTTGTGATGTTGTAGAAAGTCTAACGGTTTAATAAAAGTATCATAAGGATTACTAGTTGTTAACTTATTATTAGTTTTAAAATCATCTAAATCTACATATCTAGTATCTCCAATAGTTTCTATAAAAACATAATCAGCTTGTCCACAAAGTTCATAAGCATGATTTCTTAATAATATTTCAGCATAAGCACCATCAGGTAAATATTTAGATAAATTAATTTTACCAGCAGAATTAATAGTATAATCTGGAACTTGATCCATTGGAGCAAGTTTTCTAACTAATCCAGTTTCTATAATTCTAAATTCATTATAATTTAATTTATCTTCTTGTCTTTGATGATAAGCTGATCCTTTATCAATAGCTACTTTATTAGTATGTTTCCATTCAATCTTTACTTCATTTTGTAAATTAAGTAAAGCACTCTTATCAGATGATTTAAGTATAAAATTAAATACTTTATTTTTATCTACTAAACTAATTTTACCATTAACTTTTTCTGGTCTAGAAACTACATTTTTAAATCTAGCATATTGATAGTTTCTTTCTCCATAAAATCTTTTAACAGCTTCTCTAGCAGACCAATATTCAACATCAAACTGAGGTTCAAATTGTCCAATAAAAGTAGTTACTCCTAAATATTTCTTTTTAGTTCTACTATTAGTATAACTATGAGGTATAGGATCAAAATCAATTAAATCATCTGATAAGAAATCTCTCATTATATTATTTTTTTGTCTCGAATTTCATCCCTAATTGCTTCATCGACTTCCATCATTTCATCAGTCTTACCTGTTAATATTTTAATAAGTGCTGAAACTTTAACATCATCTTCTCCACCATCAATATACTCTAATTCACTTTTAGGATCTTCTAAATGATGTTTATGGTATAATGTAAATGTGTCAGAACCTCTATAACCTATATAAATATAAGCATTAGTTTTACTACATGATCCATAATAACACATATCATTACATGGATATTTAACTTGATATATATTTCTACCCATTATTTTGTTTGTTCGTAATTATTAATTAATTGTTGTAATCCATGAATAGTTTGTTCTCTATCATCAATTATTTTATATAATTGTTCAAAAGTAAAATTACCATTACTTATTTCATGCACATTAATCTTCTGTTGTGCTTGTAAATCTCTAATTACTCCATTAATACCATCTATTTCTTTAGATTCTAAAGGTAAACCTTCAATCTTAAAAGTAAATATTCTTTTTTCTTCTTGTTTATCTTTAGGTAATGGTATTTCAGTAATACCTTTATTAAGAGGTATTACTTTATCTTCTCCTTGATTAGTTTTAAGCTTTAACATAATTTATATAAATAAATCTATTTCAGATTCTACAATTAAATCAATACTGATTCTATAATTTACTACTTTATCTTTAATTATATATCCTACTGATTTACTAGGTCTAATTACTAATAGTTTTTCTCCAATATTAGGAACTTCTCTACCTAGATCATAAAAAAGAACATCTATCAATGTCTCTACTTCGTTTTCATCTCTTTTTCTTATATTAATTTTTGGCATGACTGCTATTTACATTAATTAAATTAATAATAAATTCCATATCATCACATTCATATTTAACTAAATTATAAGGTACTTCTTTAACCTCATAATGTTCAATATCTCCATTAGTATGAAGTGTATAATAATTTTTATAAGTTCTACATACTAATACATCTGAATAAATTCTCCAAGCAGTATAACCTTTTAAAATTACTTCTTTTTTCTTAATACCTTGATATTTCTCACTAATTAATCTTAATCTATTTTCAAATTTACTTTTAGCATCTGCTTTATTAGCAGGATTAGGAGCACTAAGAGATTGAAGAGCCATTACTTATTTCATTTTTAGGTCTTAAAGTTATTTTATTTAACTTATTTTGTATTTTCTCTTTTTCTTCTTCAATTACTTTTTGTATTTCTTTTCTAACTCCTTGAGAAAAAGGACTAACTTCATTATTCATATAATTAATACTATAATCTATTCCTTCTAGTATTAATTTATAAGCTTTTTGTTTAATTACTCTTTGTTGTAACATAATTATCTAATATAGTTCATATTGTTTGATCTATTACTTCTCTTTATTTCATTCTTCCTTTGTTCTTTAATCTCTTTCCAACTACGATTATCAACTATTACTTCAACTTTTTCTTTCATATTAACTTTCTTTCTAATAGGATTATAAATACCTTCTCTTTTCTGATACCTTTTAGCTTCAGGTAAAGTATTTTTACTCTTTCTTAAATAACCAGCTAATTGAACTGTTTCATTATAAGTCTTATCTAAAGTCTTATCATTCATATCTTTATTAACTTTATTAGAAGCTAATAATACAGCTTTCATTATTCTTTCTACTAGTGATCTTTTAAATTGAAGTTTCATTATTTTGGTTGTTTTGTTTTTAAACTTGAATCATGAAAATAATTAATACTCTTTAACATTTCTTCTTTAAGTAATTCTCCCCACTTAAGAAGGTTTTCAATGGAAGGACTAAGTTTTAAATCTATTGGTTCAATACGACTACTACTTCCATAAGAAATACTTTTTTCTTCTTCAGTATAAGGATCAACAGTTATTGTATATTTAGTTCCTGGGTTTTGTTCCATCACTCATGTTCTTTTAAAAATTTATCTTTTTGTCTATTAAACTCTTCATCATTATAAACTTTAATCATTATCCAATTATATAATTTTAGTA